CCCTGCAATAGTCACTATCCCAATAATGATAGGCGCACTAGCCTCACTAAAATGCTTATTGATAAATGTACCCGTTAAGTAGGCGCAAGAAACACCTATAACTATACTAAGGATAGAATTAATCCAACTAGCAGTCTTATTCTTAATCTGTATGGATAAACTTACAGCCAAAGCAGCCAAGCTAAACGGTAATGTTTTTACTATGAAGTTCCACCATTCATCGGGTAGTTCCTTTAATTTCTCGTACATATTGGGTTGGTAAATAAAGTAATGCGAATAAGTAAAGTAAACAGTCATTAATATTGAAATCAGTAATGCTGAAGAAGAACCTATCCGATAAGTCCCCCATACAGAACACTATGCCTACTAGAAATACAGCCTTAGTAAAGTTCTTAGATAGTAAATATCCTGCTGTAAATGCCGCCAAAAAGCCAATGGTGATTAATACAAAACGTAAATCCCACCATTCCTTAGAGCATATCTCATAAAGCGCAGAGCATATCCAATACCCTCCACAAAACATAAACACTGCCAATAAAGCAACTATCTTAATTAGCGGGGAGTTGATGGATAACATGGCCCTGTTGGATTTACGGTGTCAGTAATTTCAGCCGCCAAAGCATCGGTAATCTGAGTTAGCTGCATTTGTGTTAGTGTTTCTGCCGAGCCTGCACTTGTTGTGTTGTCAATGATTGCAAGCAATGTTTCTTTAATAGTATCTTTTGTCATTTTCTTAATATTTTAGAGTAAAACAATTCAAATGTTATGTTGTAAAGTAGCCCGAAGATAACATAATCTATCAACGGATGAAATAAAGTGTTATGAACAAATGGTATGGCTAATAGTGAACAAATCATCACTGACTTACATAAATGCCAAAAATCAGGCTTATAATGTGTAAAAGGTATATACTTGGTCTGCCATGATTGTTCTTTGCACCACCACGAAGCCTTTAAATTACTAAATACAGAATTATTAAAGTGGATTGTTGTTTCCACTCTATCCATACAAGCATTTGCAATAGCAGCTAATATGATTAGTATAAAAGCCATTTTAAGACGTTTTACCGTTCTTGCGTTGAAAGTAGAGGTGAATAGTCATAAAAATGACAAGTAGCTCAATGGCTAAAAAGAAATAGCTTCCTGCGGCGAAATTAGAGCCGATAGCCGACCATAAGTACCAAATCAATCCTACTAATACAGCTACCCAATTGTAAGAGTCTACAATTAGGAATTTAAAATATGAGCCTTTATATTTTTCCATTATACATAAGGATTAAGTGAACGTGAAACAAAAAATGTGTTTAGGCGGGAGCCAGTGTTTGTTTGCGATACATTGCCAGAACCAATTAAACTAGCGCGGCCATAATCGCTTGTAAAACCGACATAAGATTGGTCTAAATAATGATTGTTATAATAGCCCATTATACAAACCTCTCCAACAGGAATTATTGACGTTGTTGATGTATTTGCTGCGCCATTTACCCCATTTACAAATGAAATACAAGAAGACGCTCCTGTTCTTTTATTTCCCATGTAATAAGGCACGTTTGCATTGCCAATTGTTATCCCTGATTTAGTCGCAGTGCTTGGTGTTTCAAGAGTTACTCCATCAGGTTTATATAAAGGAGTATTTACATTTAAATTATTTATATTCAATGAAGATGCTGCTCGTTGTCTATTCACAATCGAATAATATTCATTTAAATCGTCATAATTATAAATAACCCCCATTGCATCTCTTGCCGCTGCCGATGCCGTTCTTGTGTTTCCAAAAAAAGACATAAATGCGCTATTAAGCGTAAATTTTACACTGTTTAACGACAAGTCTAATCCAGTCTTAATAACATCAGTTCCATTTGCTGCCCATCCATTAACCGTCCACACTAATCCTCCACCACCATTATCAAAATTAGTCATGGTGGCAGAACCAGTAGTCTTTAAAGGACGAAGCGCCTGTTCTTCTGTTTCCATTCCCGCAGATAAAGAAAAAAAATCTAATTCAGTCCAATCTCCATCGGTATTCATGCCGTTGACCAACGTATTTAAAGAGGTTAGTAAAGCCGAGCTTGGTTTAACCGACAAGGCAGCGTACCAAGAAGCAATTAATGGACTCGGAGTTACTGCCGCAGCCGCAGCCTTCTTAAAATAAGGCGATATTCCTATTCCTTTTGCTGGCATAGTATTACAAATTTAATGATTATCTATAACCAATAGCCGTACCCGCTGATAATGTACCTGATGTAATCTTACACCCATTAGGCACAATATACAATTCTCCCGCCTTTAATGAAACTCCGCTAATACCAAAAAAAGCAAGGAAATCAACAGTTGTTCCACCTGCATCTTTACCGCTTAAAGCTGTAATTGTGGTAGAGTCCTCACGAATATAAATAGAAGTAAACCCTTCATCTGTAAAAGCTGCCGTAGCTAAATATTTACTACCGCCACTTGCCGCAATCTTACCTGAAGACAAATCATTTCTAATCGCAGCAATCAAAGATTGTAATATCTCTTGTGTACTCATATCTTTTGTGTTTTACAAAAAAGGGGGCTGTTATACCCCCTCTTTCTTTGTTTGTGTTTAGTTATTAAGCTCTGTAAGAGTCAGAAGCTACTGCAATGAACTCTAACAATGAAGGCGTACCAATATCTGCTGTTTGTAAAGCATAGATAGTTGGGATAACCTCATCACCTGAATCAAAAGTGAATGTTTGTGTTACGGTTGGTTTGTAACCATCAATGAAGAAAGTTACTGCACCTGTAATATCAACACGCACCTCTAATTGGTGAGTTTCTGCATCAGCCCAATTTTGAGTAGTATCAGTAGCAGTATTACCACCACTATTCAACTCAGTGTTAGTGTAAATATCACCTGCACCACTGCCTAATCCAATTACAGCGTAATCAGTGTAAGCTGTGAAAGTTGCATTGTAAGCCTCTTTTTTACGGAAACCTACCCACATAGGATTCAAACCCGAAACGTCATCAATAGTGATTTTAGTGTACAAAGAGAACGCTGTTTTACCTACAATAAATGACTTAGTACTGTTAGCCCAAGTTGGAGCAGAAAATTCAACACCTTCTGAAGCAGTTTGGTCAAGTATTAATCCAATACCTGCATTAGCACCTACAAGCGCTAAAATAGTAGAAGTTGCAATCGGTGAATAGTGAGCAGTAAAGCCATTACCCAACACACATACGTTCTCAGCTTGCGCTACACCTGAAGGTAAACCTGTACCTAAACCTTGTGATACTACGCTAGTATCGCCCATGTAGTAAATAGTAGGAGTATCTTGCGTGTACAACTTAGTAATCACTTCTAACATTGCACGTTCAAATGCTTTGAAGCCCGCTAAGTTAGTAGTAGAACTACCTGTACCGTTATCAACGAATACATACTGAATACGTGATTGATAAACGAGTTGACCACCTAATGTAATGCCGTCAACCAATTTGTAATCTTCAATTACCCATCCGTCATAGTTTTGACCGCTTACAGCAGGTTGATTAGAAGTGGTTACAGGAGGGGCATCAATGATACCGCTTACTACACTGCCGCCCCAAGCATAAGCAAGAACTGGTTTAGCAGCTAACAATTTAGCACCTGTACCGAATGAATAAACACCTGTTGTATAAACAGCGTAATCAGTAGAGGCAAAACCTGTACCATCTTCATTAGGGATAGTGTAAACTTGGCTCACACCTTTAACGCCACTCATACCTTGTGCAAACACATGGTAGTAGTTACCGTTGTCTGTTACTGAAAAACCATTACCACTAGTCAAAGAAGCAGCAGTAACATAATCAGTTAAGTCAGCGTTGATTTTAGCAACTAATTGTCCGTGAATGTACTCACGTTGTAAAGCTGCCGATGCCCCAATAGTAGTTAATACAGGAGGGGTTTTGTAAGAATAAGTACGCACGGGCGCTTGATTTACCGAACTTTGTGTACGGATAGGGTCACCAATAGCTACTGTGTAAAGAGTACTTGCAGTCGGAGTGTAAGAGCTAGTTCCCACACGAACTACTTGCGCTACTTCAGCACGATACTTAATTTGGGAAATAGAAATCGCATCCGCAAAGCGAACAGAATCTAAACCCGTGATGGTAAACTTACCACCACCTGTCTGTACGTCACTGCCTGAGCTAGTGAGTAGCAAACTCGATTTTTTGATTTGTCTTGAACTCATTGTTTTTAGTTTTTTGAGAGTTTATAATAATGTAAATTTAAGCGTTTCTAAGGGTTGTTATTCATTTTGTTAATAAAATGTGGTTTTAGTTTGAAACCTTTTTAACTATCCCTGTTTCTCTTGGTACTCAATAGCCTGAGATTGTTGTAAATCTGCAATAGTCGAGAGAAGCTTCGAGGCCGCTCTCTTGCACAATCTTTCGTGGATTGAGTCGGGAAGCTCGCACGCCGTTGTCAGACTCACACGCATAACAGAACCACTCGTAAGTGCTGCGCCCGAACCCGTAATCACATCACCTATCTGATACGTAGTTCCGCTATACACACTCACTTCCATTGCATAATATGTTACAGCATTAGTTAATGTACCGCCCGCTGCTATTAGGCTTGTTTCAGGGCCAATAGAGAATGTATTAGCTTGTTTGATATAAGTTAGTGTTGCGCTTGATAAAGTGCCGCTAGAGCCTCTCCAAATCGTTAATCCAGTGCTATTTTCTAAGAAGTAACACTTATTATTTGTCGGATGCTTAAAGCTGTCATCAAACAATGGCCCTAGTGTGTTATAAGTAGTTGGTCTTGCGTAATCAGTTACTCCACTTATAACACATTCTAAATACAAAAAAGTATTATAATCGGCAGGGAATGCAATAGTATTAGATGAACAAGTATAATATCTCCCTGTTCTTGTTGTTCCCACTACCACACTCGGCGTTGCCACCTTAATCAATGGGTACAAGTTATCTCTTATTCTTTGATTCCATTCAAAACTCTTAGGGTCACGCTGCTCATCCTCACCAACCTCTTGGTAGATATATTCAGTCATGGCATCATTCATAGCCATATCTATCTCAGCAAATGTAAACCTTGCCACCGAACTTAGATTAGTGTAAAAACCAATCTTCTCGTAAATCTGAGCAGTATTCATGTTTAATGTATTTGAGATTAAATATAATAAAAAAGGCGGTGTTACCCGCCTCTTAGTTTTTACATTTTTTCAGTCTGTAAGATATGCTCGTTTAAAGCCTTTCTAAGTAAGAGAATTTTCTCCTCAGTACTCTTATTCTTACCACCAATCAACTGCGGCCCTTTCATGCCTGACTTTCTCGCCTCTTCGCACAATTCCTTGTACTCAATCTCGATAGCATCAGCATCTTCGCCTCCCTTATCAACTTTATTAGCAACATTCAATTCACGATTAATACGCATCTGTTCTTCTAATTGACGCTCTAGTTGTTTAATTCTATCGCTCTCAGGATTAGAAATTACAGCCTTAGCTTGCGTAGGGATAGTTGAATGAGTTTGTTTAGTTCTTGCTTGCGTATCAATAGAAGCAGCAATATGCTCCTTACGCTTCAATTCCCAACAAGCCTCTTCCTCAGTTAATCCTAAAGGAACACCATTAAACATAAAACCATCAGTAGGACTTTCAGTTACAATGTTAGTTGCTAAACCACGCTTCAAGATAACTAACTCCTTACGAGTATCGCTATTCCAAGCATCCATGAAACGCTCCGCACCCGTCTTACCATTTACCTTTTGTGTATTCTCAGCAAACTTAATTACCTCCATACTCAATTGAGTAGGTGAATACAACTTAGGGTCAAATCCTAAAGCAGTTGCAAAGTTTTCTAGCGGTTCACCAACTAAGCCTTCCGCAATCTCAGCAGCTTTCTTAATGGTGTTACGTTTAGCAAAGAAGTCATCCGCCTCTTTTTGTTTATCCACTAGCTTATAAGTAGTTTTAGCAGTTACATTGAAATTAGGACTACCCTCTAAAAACGGGCTGTACTTAATACAAATAAACTTCTTTCTCTCAGCAGGAATAGACAAGTCTAAAAACATAACATCCTGAACGGTGATACGTTGAAATTCTAAGTCTTTTGTTTTTTGATTAACACCGATTGAAATACCAATCAATGCTTGTGTAGCCTTATCTCTATACCCTCTGAAAGTAATCTCAGGCTTATGACGGAAAGTTGCACTTCCGCCCACACCAGCAAACCCCTTAGAGTATTTGGTTGGAATAAGTTCTACAATCCCCTCAAACGGAGCGTATTTCGGGCTGTCTAAATTGAACACCTTGTGTTCGTAACCATGTCCATCCTTGATGTACACGTAATCTGCCACCTCTTTACCATTAAAGGTAGTATATTCTTCGGCAGTTAGGTTTTCGTTGTTATACATTTGTTTAGTTTTTACTAAGTTAAAAAAGAAAGGGGGTTTTTAAGCCCCCTTCACTATTGTTGCTTATTAAGCAGTAGGGTAAATAACACCACATAATTGAGTGTTATATACGTTAAGCATTTTTTGTGACAATACTGCATAAGTCATCGCATCTTCTTGGCTAATGATAGCCTCAGGAGCGCCTGTCATACCGTTAAGTTTAGCCTCAACGAATGAGCGGTCAACACCATTAGCTGCCTTGTGCAAGAATTCCATGTTATACTCATCACCTGAGTTAAGTGGGAAGATAAACACGGTAGAACCTAACACTGATTTACCATCAGCAGTTTGCATTGGATATGCGAGAGGGTCATCAAACAAAGGATGTTGTACACAAATCATTGTGTTACCACCGAAGTTGATTTTACTGAAAGTATAACCAACACCTTGGTCAGCACCACCAGCTACACCTTCTTGGTTGATAACTTGCATGATTTGTACACCTTGTGAGCCTACTAATTCGTAAGCCACATTTTGCCAGTTGAAGAAACCGTCTGTACCTGTAACTAACAACCAAGTGTAACCACTAGTCATGTTACCTTTCAATTGAAGTGTTCTCATCATAGAGATGAAATCATCCAATACAGGTTGACCATTAGTACCTGAACCGTAAGCTACGTTACCACCTGCGATTTGCTCTTCAAAGCCATCACCTGCGATAATAGGTAATCCAGTATCAGGGTCAATTTGGTTAGAGGTAGCAAGTAAGTTACCGCTAGAGTCTTTCATGGTAGATACACCAAGCCAAGCAGCACGTTCATGGCGTACAGATTCTTTAGCACGTAATTGCGCTACTTCTTCATACATCCAACCTTTAGCGGTTTTACCGTTAGCTGAGTTAGTGTAGTTATACCACAATACTTGTGCGTTAGCATCACCTGTGATAGAGATACTTTGACGTTGAATAGTCATGTGGTTAACAAACATATCAGGGAACTTGCTATAACCATAACCTTTCAATGATTTCTCACCGAAAGTGGTGTGTGAAGTAAAGCACCATTTAGTACCTGTTTGTGCGGCTACCCAAGTTGAATAACTAAATACTTCTTGACTTGGCGTTTTGAAAGTATAGTTATATCCACCAGCAGAAGCAACAGGGCCAGTCATAACACGGGCTTGTTTACGGTTATAGAAAGTAACGGTATCGCCTTTTTGAAGGCTGTTATCCATCATTTTAAGACCGAATGAGCCATCAGCACCACTAGCACCTACTTGCGCTAGAATGTTAGATACACGCTCAATACGACCCATAATACGGAACTGATAAGCGTCAGCGCCAATAGGTTTTGATTTAGTTTCTACGTTAGGAATACGTGTCTTAGTTTCAGCCTTAATACCATAAGGAGTTACCACGCCTGATGTTAAGAGTACACTTAACTGACGACGTTGAACGTAGTCCATCATTTCACGGATTTGCGGATAGTTGGCCGAGTTCTGAACGAGGTCGTACACCGCTGTACACTCGTCTGAGTAAGTGCCTCTGATGACACTAATTTGGCCGGGATTCATTGCCATAATTGTTTAGTTTTTGAGAGTTGTTTAAATTGTTTACTACATTAATGCCGCCCAAGGATTCTCCTTATCGTCAGCTTGTGTAGTGGCTATCTCTCTTCCTCCGCCACCACCTTTGTTTAGAGGAACATCACTCAACTTACGCACGATTTCCGCCTTACCAGCTTCTTTCGCTTTGGAAAGAGCGGTTTCTTGGAATTTCTTGCCGAATTGATGATGTAAAACAGCAGTCAATTTATTCTGAGCATCGTTAAGCACATTGTCATAACCTCCTTGTTTATACTTCGCTGCAATTACATCTTTCACCTCTTTCGATAAAGGCAAGCCTATAAAGTCTGTCGCTTTGTCCAGTACTTCCAAAAATTTTTGGTCGGCTTGTTGTTTAAGAGTAGCTGCCTCTTGTTTTTTTTGCTCAGTAAATTGATTTACTAGTTCAGATTGTTTATTTAAAATTGTTTGTCTTTCTTGGTCTAGGCTAGCCTTTTCTATTTTAGCTAGTGTGTCTATTTTGCCGTCAGCTTCCCATTGCTCCATTTGAGCATTTACCATGTCCTCGTCATAAGCAGGATTAGCCTCTAACTTAGCACGTAGTAATTGAGCATTATCCATAGATAATAGATAATCGTGCTGTGCAGTTGGATTAAATGCCATTGAAGGGTCAATGCCCATGTCAATTAGCTTAAATGCCGTAGCTGTTTTAGGGTCTAACTGAGCGTAAAGACTTTCAGTAGTTGCCGCCTTAACCTCATTGAATTTATCCACAGGTACAAAGTTTTCAGTAAAGGCTTTCTTTAATTCAGCTACATCGTCTTTTTCTAGTTTAATACCTAGTTCATTAGCTATCCACTGAGGAGTTCCCTCTGTATAGACTTTCGGAGCATCGGTGATATCTTCCACGCTCAGTGTTAATCCCAAATCCGTTTCAGCGGGAGTCTCAGTGGTTTCCTCAGTCTTACTTTCCGTAGCTGAGGGAGTTTCGGGAGCAATATCTTCAGGTTTGATTTCCACTTGCGCTGCGGCAGGGGTTTCCTCTACTTTAGGTTCAACCGTAGTAATAGGAGTAGTGTCAGACGTCAATGCGTCCCAATTTGCCTTTGCCGCTTCTTGCGGACTTAATGTAGGCGCTGTTTCTGTACTCATGGTTTATGAATTTATTGTTAAAAATAACAACTTTATACAAAGTGTTTATATGTGTGTTGATAAAAAGGTGATTTATTAACAATTAAAACGCAACCTTAACTAAAAAGCCCCCTTATCGGAGGCTCTCTAGTGCAAAACATGGAAGTTACAACAAATGAACAAAGTTATGTAACACTACAAATATAAATAAAAAACCGCCAACATAATCAAACGAAGGCGGTCTAGTAATAACTTAATTTCCGTATTAAGATGACTGATAAAGAACGTGGCATAAATGTATTACAAGTTTGTAATAAAAACAAATGATATTATTTCCTTACAGATTTGTAACGAAAAAGCCCCAACTATTGTCAGGGCTAGTACACTAGGAAAAAAAATAAAACCTAGCGTGGGGTTGGAGAGTTACTGAATTTCTACGTTATCAGCGCCTAGCATATTAATCTCATGGCTTTGTTCCATATTCTTAATGTGCATCTCATTCTCCGCCTTATTGTTGTCTATTTGTATTTGTCCTTGTGTTTTTAGTTGGATATTTTCCTTCTCGTTTAATTGTAAATCTTCTCGGTTTTCTTGGGCTATCTGCAACTGAGTCTGCATTTGCTGTTGAGCCATTTGATTTTGAGCCTGCAATTCTCTTTCCTGAGTTTCCTGAGCAATTCTATTTACTTCATTCCAACCATCAATTAAGAATTGCCGCTTTTGTGCCAAAGTTTCTGCTAACATTACATTCATAGCGTCCATTGTGCGTATCTCCTTAGCATTTAAACTCACTTCCATTAACGCCTCAATCTTTTGACTTAACTCAGCATACAAACTACCATCTTCGATATGCACCGCATAATCACGGTAAACTAATTCTTCTAAGTTCTGATTTAAAAAAGCAAATCTATCGCTACCTAATACTTGCTCGCCCTCTTCAGTTCTGTAATAAGCATAAGATAGCGCAGAATAATTCACTATTTGTTGTAACACCCTCTTGGTAAAGCCTGAGAAGCCGTAAAACAACGCCTCAGTAATGGTGCGAGAATTGGCAATATCCGATTGCTGTGCAGTGGCCGTTGAACTTGCCGCTGTTTGCCCCATCCTATTATCACTAATACCCGTTATTAAGTTAATCTCATTTACTAAGTCTTGCTTAAATTGAATTAAATAAGGGAATGAGTCACTTAAACCTAAATCAAATTGCTTAAATAGCATTTGAGGGTCTAATTGTCTACCACTAATATTACCCGCTGCCGAACTATCATACTCCAATACTTGGTCATTAACCATCTTATGAAGCATATCCATTATTTTTTCTTTAGCCCCTAATGCAGCCCTATCAATAGTTAATATCTTACCCTTAGATTTAGCTAACTCCCTATTAAGCATATACCGCACAATATCATAGAGGTTATCATAATTCTCCATCATTTGTTGCAGCGATATTGTGGTGCCATTCACTCTGCCATGCACATAGAAAATGTAAGATGAACTTAGAATAGTACTAGGGTCATCAATACTTCTTTTCTTAGGCTTCTTACGCATATTAATGTCAATGATACCGCCAATACGGGTAGCCTCATATTGCTCATCCATATAACGAGTAACAATCTCCCACCCTTCTTTAACGGCCTTACCATTGTAATACTCAGGATTAGCCTCGTATTTATCAGTGTCTATTTGAAAGCGTAAAGTTTTTTCGCTAGGGTCAACCATTAATTGATTAGGCGTTTTAGGAACTACCTTCTCATACATTTTAGTTACGCTGTCCCATTCGATATGAATAACATCACAAAGTAATTCACCGCCAACATAGCTCATATACCCTCTACTTAACCCATCAGCACCAATATAACGCTGCCAATTAGTGCGGGCATCATTTAGTTTATCTCTTTGTTCTTTAGTTAACTCATAGCGCATTAAAATCATGTGTACAGGCATAGCTATCCTGCATCCACGAATAGGGCTTTGTTCAGCGTAATCATCGCCTTGAATAGCTTCAAAAATACAATCTCTAGGGTCTAACGGCCACAACTTAACTCTACCCTTCTCATCCAACTCCACCTTAGCAGCAGTATAATTAGTCAACTCTAAATTCCTGAAACATTCCCCCAACTTTTGCTTGGCATCTAATTTCTTAGTTTGCTGATTAATGATAATCTGCATTATATCCTCGCATTGGTCTTTAAATTCCATTTTCTGAAACGCTGTTTCATCTTCGGGAACTTGTATGCCTTTAGTGATGTCAACGCCCGTCATCTGCTTAATCTTTGCAGACTCATCCTTAGCTAACATTGCGCCCATTACAAAATCACGCTGTCTATTCTTTTCAGAAATAGACTGTGAGTTAACGGTTTCAACAGTTGACACTAAAGGACGTTTAATCCACTCACCATGAAGTAAGTCGATTTGAGTTCTGCCTAAGCGATAAGAAATAAAAGGTGATTTATCTAATGTACCGTAGCGTTTGGTTAGCCATGTAATAGCTAATGGGTCTTTTACTCCGTTATACCCATTCATTAAACGGGTCATTCGTGTGCGAACTTGGTTGTAAGATTTGAGTACGCCCTCTGCGTAGTCAAGCCACGTTTTCATCCAGTCTGCGTCCTTTTTGTATTCAGGGATGTCGTTTCTAGGTGCTATTGCATTTAATCCTGCCATTTTGGTCGATGATTATTGTATTCCCAAAAATAACATTATTTTGATAAAGGTTACAAGAAAGTTTTAAGTCTACAATCCAAACATATTCCTAAACAAGTTTTCATCTTGCTGAATATTCTTAATTGCATCTCCGCTATCCCCCTTTATTCTCATTCCGCCATTACCATCAGGGACAAATTGCGGCAAGCTATATCTATCAAGTATCTCTTCCTTGCTTAAATCCTTTATTACAGACTCACTGCTTACATTCTGCATCAAAGCAATCCCATAAGCATCCGCCAAGTCATTATCGCTTAATCTAGCACCCTCATCGTAACTCAATATCTCATCTATCAACTGAGGGAACTTAATCTTTGCAATATGGTTATTAACGTGAAACTGCATCAATCCTATCATGGCAGGTTTACTATAACTTGTTAACCTCACCCATTTAGTGTGCATCTGCTCACTTGCTAAACTCTCAAACTTCTTAGGTCTATCCGCCAAATAGCCATAACACCCCGCATTAGCAAAGTGTTCTAATATCGTATCACTCGCCACGTCACCCAACACCTGAGCGTGCATTTTGTAATAAATTGAAAGTTTTAAGCACAGGTCAAAGAATATCTCTTTTCTCTTAGGGCGGCAGCGAATAATAGCCACAGGGGTTAATGTTTCCCTATCTATTACACACATAGCCCCTAATGATTTACTACTCTTAGATTGGTCGGTATTGTAACTATCTATCCCCGCACAATATCTGTTGATAAAATTACCAAATGGATGCCCATCATCTAGGATATAAACAGCCTCACTCTCATCTTGCCCCTTTTGAAGTGGTATCATTTTAACCTCTAAAGGCTGCTTAATCATTCCTGTTTTGTCATCTTTTACAAATTCAGGTCTATAAAGGGAATATGGCAGCGCACTACCATTCATAATACTATCCCTTTGGATATTCAATAAAGCCGTGTCAAAGTTATTTACAGCCGTTTTACGGAATATTTCTTGCTCTGTTAATGGATTGTTTTGTACAAAGCGATTGTAAGCCACCAAATCGCCTATTTTGAGGTATTCTTCACGGCGCTTCATAATATCCTCTTCAGCAGCCTTTAAATCCTCTACACCAATTAATTGGTATGGTTTGTACTTCTTGAATAATTCCGAGTGTGCGGGTAGTCTTTGTTGTTCTAGTGATGCATTACCATAGTAGTAGAACCTGCGAGCATCTACTACCCATCTTTCTACGTTATTAGACCTACACCAATCCCTGCTATCTGATGACTCCCAAGCCTCTTTAAAATCCTTAGAACCCTTGTCAACCCTGCCGCCAGTTCCGTAAATGAAACAACTACCCACCTGCTTTTGCCCCGACATGAAGCAGTCTTTTGTAGCATCAAAGAACTCCAAAAAGTTCTCAAACTCCCCAACTTCCTCAACAACAACGTCATTTAAAAATAACCCTTTAAATAAGTTAGGGTCGCTAAACATGGTGCGGGTGTAAATAGAACTAGGTATGCCTTTTTCCGTCCATGTATTCAACTCATTCTTCTCTACCCATCCTTGGATAATTTCAGAGTCATTCATCTTTAATTTACCGATAAACAACTCAGGAGGTAATTGGCTCTCAGCAAATTTCCACTTAGTGATAAAATCTTCAATGGGTTTAGAATGCCCCGCTGCCACACCACCTTGCCATTTACTAGGTGAAAAGCGGTAACCGTAATCAATAATCATTGAGTGTGAAGCCTCTGAAATACCCCTACGACGACCTTTAGGTATCATTAAGTGCTTACCGTTCTTTTTACAGTAGTCGATGTAATAAGCAAGCTCTAAGTGTAAATCTGTATTGTCGGGATTAATAGCACCACGCTCAATAGTGTTCATGGTATTGAAATTCATATAGTAGTAGTAGCGGCCAGGCACCCATAAACCACCCGTTTGGTAGCCGTTGATTATGTAGTAGATTTGTTCGCTCCAAAATTGCTCCCACGCAGACGTGCCAATTACATTCGGGTAGTTTCTGCCGTCAGCCTCTTTTGGTATTCCATGAACTACTATCGGGTTTGGACAATATCCTTTCGACTTGATATATGGCGCTCTATTACTAAACATAAATTACTTCTTTGCTATTACTGCTTCGTATCTCTTTTTATTAGACTTTAGCTTCTCTAGGAAACTTAATTGTCTATCACCCTTAATAACCCCATCCGCCCGTGTTTTGTCATCTATATTGCTCTGTAAGTCCTTAATATTAGCCCTCAAAGCGTTAATAGCCTTTACCGTTTTTTCTATCCCCGTAGAAGTTGTTTCCGCCTCCAATAACTCTGTTAGGCTATCTATCTTATGCTGAAACTTAGTGATTAACTCTCTATCAGGGTCAAATTGTAGTGCCGTGTATTCCTTAATTGCCGCCAATACACGAGGCGTTTCAACGACATCGTGGGCATTTTCATTAAAGGCATGCCACATAGCCCGCCTCTTTCTCTCATGCTCAGGAAACTGCTTATACAAGCTATTGTAATCAGCATATAGCACTACATACAACATTTCCTCATGGCTGAGTAGCGAGAAAGTGTCCGACAACTTCACAACTTCGGGATGTAGCACCTCATTTGTGCGCTCATTTATTGCTATAAGGTAGCTCATTTCGTTTCTTTTATGTGTAACCTTGCTAGGTCGTAATGTAATCTTTTCTCTGTGGTAGCCTCCCGCATCAATAGCTTTAAAGCGTGTTCGCAGCAAAACTTAGCCATCAATTCACTCTTAGTGATGAGTAAATAATCAGCATACAGCTTATCCGCAAATTCAATAGGGTTACTTTCCATCTTTTACCTCCTCAACTACATAAGCATCCTCTCCCTTGAAGTTAGACCACCATGCTTGTAGTGATGCTAACTTGCTGCCGATAACAATATCGTTTCTGTCTGATACACCTACGATAAATCCGTTCTTGTCTACGTCAACCGTGTAAGAGTCCCACAAATTACCCGCACTACTTATTCTGTATTTTTTCAT